GGGAGATCCCGGTGGCGCTGATCCACCCGGCATCCGCAGGACACGGCCTCAACCTCCAGAGCGGAGGGAACACCCTTGTGTGGTTTGGGCTGACATGGAGCCTTGAATTATATCAGCAGACGGTGGCGAGACTGTGGCGGCAGGGGCAGGCATCCGAAACCGTAGTGGTGCAGCACATCATCACGAAAGGCACCATAGATGAGCGGATCATGAAGGCGCTTTCCGAAAAGGACACCACGCAGGCCGCACTGATCGATGCGGTGAAAGCCGACTTGAAGATATAGGCGGAAATGCCGCCTCCAGTCAAAACTGCAAATCTGGGCCAATCAATGTAAATCAACGACAATCTTTGAAAATCCGGGGGAAGCAAATATATTTTGATTGGAGGCATGGCTTATGAGCATTATCTGGAAGTACCTTGACAAGCGGTCGGCGGCCGTGGACGCACTGAAGGATTACAGCAGCATGAAATTCATCATCGAACACACGGATGATGAGATAAAGGCGGCATATGAGAAAATGGGCGGTGTCAGCAGCCCGCAGTCTGACGGAATGCCCCGCACACACAATCCCCATGCCGTGGAGGACAGGATGATAAAGGGCATTGAGGAGATCGATGTGCTGAAGGAGCGGTACCGCCAGGCGGTGGAATATATGACGTGGTTCCTCCCGGCATGGGAGGAGCTTTCAGAAGATGAACGGTATGTGCTGGAAGCCTTCTATGGCGACGGCAACGAATATGGCAGCAGCATTATCTATAAAATCGCAGACCATTTCCACATTGAGCAGAGTTCCGCCTATAACAAAAAGAACCGCGCGCTGCACCACCTCACCATCCTGCTTTTTGGGAAAAGCTGAAATTCATGAAAATAGGAGTGGATATATTTCCCCATTGACGGTAATATGCACCATACCAAAACGAGAGGAGGTGCAGGATGGCAGAAGAGGATGAAGTTTCAAAAATCATGGCGGTGGCAGAGAAATACAGTGATTATTTTAACGAGTGGCATTCGGACATCGCCATTGGCAGGAAAGAGCCGAACTTTTTCTATGTGTACAACGACCAGTACCGTTACTTTGAGGTGTTTGAGGAATTCAGCACGGCGGAGGAACTGGAGAAGCTGATCATCGGGACAATGGCGGAGAACATGGAGACCTTCAATGCCGTGGCGTTGGAGAACACGCAGAAGATGTTTGAAAACCTGGACATCAACGAGAATGTCGGCAGTTACGACCCGGACTTCCACATCTACAAGCTGCTTCGGCAGATGGAGATCATGACGGGGCAGTTGGAACACTGGTCGGAACTTGTGGCAGGCACATACCGGTCATTTGCAAATGTCTGTAAAGACATGAAATTTGGCGGGAAAAAACCGGGCGGGGACGCACATGAGTAATTCCGTGTAAAATGTTTGCCATATGGCGTGGTATACTGACATTATCGAAAACTGCATAAAGACAGACGGCCTTCGTGGGAAACTTCTCCTGCGGGGGCTTTCTTTATGCCATGAGGAGGTGAGGGCAATGCCAAGGAAACCGAAGAGGCCGTGTTCCTTCCCCGGCTGTCCCAAGCTGACAGAGGGGCGCTTTTGTGAGGAGCATGGGAAGCAGGAGAACCGCCGCTACGAGAAGTACGACCGTGACCCGGCTGTACGCCGTAGGTATGGCAGGGCGTGGAAACGAATCCGTGACCGTTACGCCGCAAAGCACCCGTTCTGTGAGGAGTGCCGGAAGAAGGGGCTGCTGCGGCCGGTGGAGGAAGTACACCACAGGCTGCCATTGGCAGAGGGCGGGACGCATGACGAGGCGAACCTCGTGTCGCTGTGCCAGTCCTGCCATGCGAGGATTCATGCGGAGCGCGGTGACCGGTGGAATAAGCGTTAATGTACCGTGTGCGGGTTCCTTGTGGGGATTTCTGCCAGCCGGGAGGGGCGGTCGAAATCTCCACAAGGGACCCGCCGGGGAACGGGCGTGGGGTGTCACGCATAAAAACCGGAAATCAAACGGGGGATTGCCCCTGCAGGATTTTCCGTAAAATAAAGGCTTTTAAGGCGCTGCGGCGTTTGATTTCCGCAGCATTTTTTCAAAGAAAATCAAAGAAACGGGGTGGAAACGGTGGCAAAAGACGGCAGTGGGCGTGGCGGCGCAAGGCTAGGGGCGGGGCGCAAGCCCAAGGCCCTCACGGAGAAGATCAGCGAGGGGAAAACGGCGGAGGTGCTGATGGAACCGGCCGAGCTGGAGGGCGTGGATGTGCCGCCCGTGAAGGACTTCCTAAAGTCCCCGCAGAAAAGCGGGCGGGAGCTGGTGGCGGAGGAAGTGTATAACGAGACGTATGCCTGGCTGAAGGCGAGGGGCTGTGAGAAGCTGGTCACCGTGCAGATGGTGGAGCAGTACGCCATGAGCGTGTCCCGGTGGATTCAGTGTGAGGAGATTGTTTCCTCCACTGGATTTCTGGCGAAGCACCCGACCACGGGAGCCGCCATCGCCTCCCCCTATGTTTCCATGAGCCAGTCCTATATGAAGCAGACCAACTACTGCTGGATGCAGATTTACCAGATCGTGAAGGAGAACTGCTCGGTGGAGTTTTCGGGGAACACGCCCCAGGATGACGTGATGGAGCGCCTGCTCCGCGCGAGGAAAGGCATGTAGGGATGTTTGAAAATTGGGAGGTATACAGAAAAAATTATAAAATGTACAAAAAGAAGATTGACAGAGTAGGCGTTCTCTGCCATACTATAATGATTTAGCGACAAAAGAGCGTTAAATGGAGGCGTGGGCAGATGGGAGAAAAAGAATGGCATACGAATATGTGAGTGAGAAGGAAGTCAAGCCATACCGTAGTGAGTGTTCACAGATGCTTACAGAACTGCGGGATTATCTGAATGAGGAATATGGCATAGTTACTCAGTTTTTCCTTGTAGGCAGCGGAAGCGATGCACGGAAACTTGTTATGCGGAATGGGAATGCCCCATTTGACTTGGATTACAATCTGATGGTCATAAGGATGCCGGAGGAATATTGGAATAACCCCCAATGCCTTAAAAACAGGGTAAGGGATTCTTTGAATCTGATACTAAGGAGAAGCAGGAGCCGTGTTGTAAGGGGAGGCAGGTTCTCCGATGGGAAGGATTCAACATCTGTTATAACTGCATTGATGTATACTCCCAGTATTCTGTCACAAGTGGTTTTTAGCTTTGACCTTGCCATATTGGCCAAGGATGAAGATGGGACTTATTATAGGCTGATCCATGATAAGCGATCTAACAATTATCATTGGGGGGGGAGCACCAGCCGTCCATCATATCCGGAAAAAAGCTGATGCCATTAAGTCCAAAAGGCATTGGGATGAAGTCCGGGAAAGATATAAATACAAGAAAAATATGTATCTTGAACGGCAGGATAAAAGCCATCCATCCTATATAGTTTATGTCGAAACAATAAACGAAATATCATAGAAAATATTTTAACTGATTATTTTTGAAACCGTCCTATGGGGCGGTTTTTTCATGCTCTTTTTAATCGGAGGGTGTGTATTTAAGTAACGCTGTCTGCTGTGAAATGGAGGTTTTAATGAATACGACGACTGATATGCAGCTTGTGGCTGTTGGGAAATTAATACCATATGTGAATAATGCGCGGACTCATTCGCCGGAACAGCTCACGAAGCTTCGCTCGTCTCTGCGGGAGTTCGGCTTCATCAACCCGGTCATCATCGACCGGGAGTTCAATGTCATCGCGGGGCATGGCAGGATTGCCGCCGCGAAAGAGGAAGGCATGGAGGAAGTGCCGTGTGTGTTTGTGGATTATCTGACGGAGGCGCAGAAGAAAGCCTACATCCTCGCAGACAACCGCATGGCTTTGGATGCAGGATGGGATGAGGAGCTGCTCCGCATTGAGATTGAAAGTCTGCAGGGGGCGGATTTCGATGTATCCCTGACGGGCTTCGGCGAGGATGAGCTTGCCGACCTTTTTGCCGGGGACGAGGAGAAGGATGTGAAGGATGATGGCTTCGACCTTTCCGCCGCGCTAGAGAAAGCGGCGTTCGTGGAGCGGGGCGACATCTGGACGGTGGGAAGGCACAGACTGGTGTGCGGCGATGCCACCAGCGCTGAGGACGTGGCGGCGCTCATGGACGGGAAGAAAGCAAACCTCATCGTGACGGACCCGCCGTATAACGTCGCATTCAGGAGCGGCAGCGGGCTTTCCATCCAGAATGACAGCATGGAGAACGGGGAGTTTTACACTTTTCTGTACAATTCATTTTCACAGATGGCGGCACACCTGGAAAAAGGCGGTGCGGCTTATGTGTTCCATGCGGACACGGAGGGGCTGAATTTCAGGAAAGCATTTGTGGACGCGGGGTTCCACCTTGCCGGGGTGTGCATCTGGGTGAAGAATTCCCTCGTGCTTGGGCGCTCGGATTACCAGTGGCAGCATGAGCCTGTGCTGTACGGCTTTCTGAAGAACGGGAAGCACCCGTGGTATTCCGACCGGAAGCAGACCACCATCTGGAACTACGACAAACCGAAGCGGAACAAGAACCACCCGACCTCCAAGCCGCTCGACCTGCTCGGCTACCCCATCCGCAATTCCTCCCAGGAGAACGCCATCGTGCTGGACACTTTCGGCGGCAGCGGTTCCACGATGATGGCGTGTGAGCAGACAAACCGCATCTGCTGCATGATGGAACTGGATGAGAAGTATGCGTCCGTCATCCTGCGGAGGTATGTGGAGGATACCGAGGACTCGGAAAATGTGTATGTGGAGCGGGGCGGGGAGAAGATCCCGTACTCCGCGCTGGTGAAGGAGGTGGAAACAGATGGACAGAACACTGATGATTGAAATATTCCGCAGGATACACGCCCTTGGCGGCTGTGACGCCTCGGAGCAGTTTGACCGGGGATGGGACGCGGCGGTGGCGTCCTGCGAGGACGTGCTGACGGAACTGACGGGCATCTCCTATGATGGCCTGGAGGATGGAGGCGGTACAGATGGATAATCGGAATGCAGAAAAGAAGCTGACCCTCGGAAGCCTGTTTGACGGCTCCGGGGGTTTTCCGCTCGCCGGCCTGCTTGCCGGGATACGCCCGGTCTGGGCTTCAGAAATAGAGCCGTTCCCTATCCGGGTAACCACGAAGCGGCTGCCGTTTGTGAAGCATCTGGGTGACATCAACGGCATACACGGGGATGAAATAGAGCCGGTGGACATCATCACCTTCGGCTCGCCCTGCACCGACATGTCGGTGGCGGGAAAGCGGGCGGGGCTGGGAGGGAAACAGTCCAGCCTGTTCTACGAGGCGGTAAGGATCATAAAGGAAATGAGGTGTGCGACAGATGGAAAATATCCAAGGTTCATCGTGTGGGAGAACGTCCCCGGTGCCTTCTCATCCAACAAAGGGGAGGACTTCCGCTGCGTCCTCGAAGAAGTCTGCTCTGTCAAGGATGAGGGCGTTTCTGTTCCTGGACCTCCGAAGGGGAAATGGCCAAACGCGGGGGAGATCGTGGGTGACGGATACTCCGTGGCCTTCAGGCAGATCGATGCGCAATTGTGGGGAGTCCCCCAGCGAAGGAAACGCATCTACCTTGTCGGGGATTTTGCAGGGTGGGGTGCCGGAAAAATATTATTTGAGTCCGAAGGCGTGTCTGGGTATTCTGCGGAGGGCTTCCGCGCGTGGCAAGGAGCTGCCCGCCATACTGAGGAAGGCGCTGGAGCGGCAGGCGGCGTCCGGGGAGTAGTGGCCTGCCTCTGCGACCAGGGCGGGCAGAGGATGGATGTGATGGAGGACATGGCCTGCACCCTGCGGGCGGAGGCGCACCATCCGCCGTGTGTCCTGGATGCGGCGGGGTTCTGCACGGAACATTCCGCACAGGCGCGGGGCATCGGCTATGAAGAGGAAACTTCGCCTACGCTCCGCGCCGGGACGGTTCCGGCTGCGATATGCTATGAAAACCATAGCCAGGATACCAGATACACGGGGCCGCTGGAAACTGCGCCTACAGTCAGCGCCACATATGGGATGGGCGGCAACAACCAGCCGTTCGTGGTGGAGCCGGAAACACCCAAGACCATGAAGGTGAGGGCTGGAAAATCCGGCGGGGGCAAAGGCATTTTAGTCCAGGAGGACAGGTCGGCGACGCTCTCCTGCAATAACGACCAGACGGTGTTCGTGCCGGTGCAGGCATACGGCATCTGCTCCAAGGACAGCAATGCCATGAAGTCGGATAACCCGCACAGCGGATTTTACGAGGCGGCAACTGCCCGGACGCTGGATGGGAACGGAGGAAATCCATCCTGCAACCAGGGTGGGATTGCCGTTGTGGAGCCGGAGGGGATGTCCGCGTTCCACATCAACCAGAGGGACGAGGTCATCGACCTGCATGGGAAATCCGGGGCATTGATGGCGACCCGCAATATGCAGATGCAGACTTTCGTCCTCCAGGGCTCCATGATCGGGCGGGGCGACAAAAACGGGCCGCAGGGCAGCGGCATCAATGAGGATGTGGCTTTTTCCCTCACGGCCGCAGACCGCCACGCCGTGGCGCAGCCGACCTACTGCACCAGCAAGAATTCCCATTTCACGCGGGCGGAGAAGGAACTGGCGAACACGCTGGTGGCTACGGATTATAAGGACCCGCCCGTCATCAACGATGTGAAGGAGGAGCCGGACTATATCGTGAGGAGGCTGACGCCCACGGAATGCGCGAGGCTGCAGGGCTTCCCGGACTGGTGGTGTGACGGCCTTGGCACGGAGAACCCCGCAGAGGATGAGCTTGCGTTCTGGCGGGAGGTCTTTGAGACCCACCGGAAAGTCATGGGGACTTCCAAAAAGCCGAAGACCGACAGGCAGATACTGAAATGGCTGAAAGACCCGCATTCCGATTCGGCGGAATACCGTATGTGGGGGAATGGCATCGCGTTGCCGAACGCTTATTTCGTGCTTGCGGGCATTGTGTACTACGCCCAGTTCCCGGACTTTTTATTGTGACATTTTTCCTGCGGTTTCCCTTGCTATTTTTACCACTTTGAGTGATTAATGTAGTACCACAAAAAAAGGAGGGCAAACAGCATGGAAAGAAGATTCAACGCAACAGGGGAACGCAGGAAAGAGATGGTAAAGGTCATTTCCGGGATCGTCGGGATGAAGGCGGTCTACATGAGGATGCCGACCTGCGCATACGCCATCAGCAATTTTACGGTCAGCAAAGAAGGGACGCTGGCCTGGGATGAGCGCAGCAGTGAGGAACTGGTGGAAAAGGTCCTGGCAGGGCTGGCACAGGCAGGCTTCACGGCAGAGCCGGAAGATTCTACAGAAGAAGCGGGAGCAGCCGCAGAAGAAACCACGGAGGAACCGGCCACAGATGCGCCGGAGACGGCGGCAG